GGTAGATACTTTCAACATTACGTGCAGAACATCGAGTACACCAGCTTTAAGGGTGCGATGCACGACCTGTGGACTGAGCATTATGTTCAGCCTATGGCTAGTTGGAAGTTGGATTCGTTGCTTGATATATGGGCTGCGATTAAGAACACGTGGGTTAGTACACGTGTTGAGGACTGGCGTAAGTTGGACATCCAATGAGCGACTACATGAATCCGTTACTAACAAAGTACTGCCCTTGTAGACAGTATGCAGAGAAGTGCAGCTGTCATAAGGGTGAGTTCTTTTGCATATGTCAAGACGTATGCAAGCCGACTAAAAGATACAAGTGGGATAAAGATGAAGATAACTAGAGAGTGGGCGATGCCCAACTCGGAGACATTCAAGATCAAACCTATATACGAGTTGATTAAAAGGTATTACATCAAGGAGGATCTGCAATGGCTTGATCCTTTCGTGCGTGACAGTGTGTTTAAAGGACAGATGGCGCAGACAAACGACTTGAACCCTGAGTTTGAAGCGCACTATCACATGGATGCGTTAGACTTTCTTGAACTGTGGGGTGATACTGAAGTGGGGGGTGTGTTGTTTGATCCACCATACAGTCCGCGACAAATAAAAGAATGTTATGAGAGTGTGGGTAGGGCTGTGCAAATGCAGGACACTCAGTCATCCTTTTGGGGTGACATGAAGAGAGAGATAGGTCGCATCGTTCAGAAGGATGGTGTGGTTATCTCTTGCGGTTGGAACTCTGGTGGCATGGGTAAGGTCAATGGCTTTGAGATAGAGGAGATTCTCCTTGTGCCTCATGGTGGTTGGCATAATGACACCATCGTGACAGTAGAAAGGAAGCAATGATAGGTAAATTGTTATTAGTAGCTACGTTGAGTAGTGCTATACATGGGTGTTCCACTTTAGGTGAGTACGTTCAAGTGTATTTCGCACCAGCTGACCAAGACACGATGTTGCGTGTCGCTTATTGCGAATCGTCAGCGGATGCGGATGACATATATTCAACGGCAGTTAATCCTAAGAGCGGGGCAACAGGATGGTTTCAGCATCTACCTAAGTGGTGGGGTGAGCGCAGCAAAGCTGCTGGTATGGAAGGAAGAAGCATGTATGATCCCGAAGCAAACGTGGCTGTCGCATCCTTCTTGTACTATGGAATGAATAGTAATAAGCGTTGGGGAGGATTGAGTCATTGGTATCCAAGCTGGCGTTGTATACAGAATGGAGCAGTATGGGAATAACACCTAACTTTTATGAGGATTCGCTTACAAGGGAGGAGTACTTGAGACTCCGAGAAGAGGATGCGGAACGAATAAAGAATCGGAAGATTGTAACACAACAGTCATCTAATCGTAATATTAAAATGGTAAACTAACTAAGGTACTTAGTAATCACAAAGTCTTAATAAGACTTTGTGAGTACTTAGTACAAGAAGGGGGAAGCAATGAAATTTCCACTCCACCTAGCTGAAGATGGCAGGGTGGTACACGACTGGGTTAGACAGTCATCAATTAAAACTTCTGACATGTGCCTTGAGCGTTGGCGTAGAGAACTATGGGATGATTCCCCTGAGATAGTTAAAGACGCAGCTGCATTAGGCACAGTATGCCACTCGGTTGCCGAGTATGTTCTGGAAGCTGATGAAGCGACAGATGAATCAGAGATAACCGAGTTGTTCAATATCTTTTGGGCGAAGATGATTCCTAAGATAAATGTATGGAACTCGTATGACCAAGAGAGCGCTACGGTTGAGGGACTCAGCCGAATACTAAGCTGGTACAACGAAGTGTATGAAGAGCTTGTACCTAAGAAAGTTGAATGGAACTTCAACAAACTATTCTTCGAGGATGACGAACGTATCGTGTACCTTAGCGGAACAGTTGATCTCGTAGAAGAGGATCGTATATGGGATTGGAAATTCCCTAAGCGAGACTACTCAAGAGACAGATGGCAATACGACAGGTGGGATGTGCAGAGCATGGCTTACTGCTGGGCTACTGGTATTCCTAACTTCTCGTATGCGGTAATGCACTCCAAAGGAGTGGGCAGAATGGATTTCGTACGTGATGAATCGCATACAGATTGGTTACGTGTAAAGGTTCTGAGGCTCTGCCAACTATTAGAATCCGACTCAAGAGCTATGGCTCTCGGTGATAATGGCTGGTGGTGTTCAGAAAAATGGTGCGATTACTTCGCACAGTGTAAAGGTGCAACGATAGGAGGCACTTAGAATGGCATTTAAGCCAATGAGTCCGCATGAGCGGGCAAGTATCGAAGCTCAAGTCTGTTTAAAAGCAGGGGTTGAGCTTGCTGTCGCTGAGAAAACAAGCGGTGACGATGGGGTAGCTGTAACTATGGCTATCGAAAACGCAGAAGCTTTAGCTCTTGCGTTACCTGCATTGAAAGCTACCTTAGTTGGTAGTTCAGATGCAGCCGAACCAGTAGCTGACAATAACATGGAAGCTGCACAAGCAATAATCACTGACACATTTGAAGGAACCACTACGGCTCCTGCACCTGCGTTCAGTGGTAAACAGTCAATGTATATAGATGATGAGGAATATAATTTAGTCCACAAAATCTTCTTGGCTGAGAAACAGGCAGGCATCGTGTATGCCTCAAAGGACAGCATGTTTATGGATAATCAAGCTGTTCGTAAGCTATTCCAAGCAGGAATTACACAATTCCCTGCGGATTATTGGGCAGAATCCATGCGAGGCGTGGACATTCCAACCACTAAGACAGGCAAATGTGGGCTTGGTGACTTTAAAATAAAGAAAGCCACTAGCTTAGACGCTGAAGGTAACCCTGTCCTTGGGCAAGGAGATGGTAACCATCCTCTTGCAAACAAAAGCGGTTACTTCGGTGGGCTAGTTAAGCACACTCCATTTAATTGGGGTGAGCGACCAGCACCTGTCGATCCTAACAACTGGTTAGCGAAGGTAGATGCCTGAAAAATTGAGCATTGAAGATGCTCAACGTCTCTTGGGGCAGGGAGCTGAAGAGCCTCCTGCCCCAATAGAGATAGACGGTATATCCCCTGCGGATATGCAACGCTTGTTCACACCCAAGGATGAACAAGTGCGTCGAATGAAACATGATCTACGAGCAGGCAACGAATGGACATTCGGTGTTCGCTCGTTTGATGAAGCCACTTTAGGTGGCGCACGCCCAGGTCAACTGGTCACCCTGATAGGTAAATCACATACTGGCAAAAGCCTTTTAGCTATGAACATGATCGCGCGTAATCGGAATCATAGAACGCTATGGGTTAGCCCTGATGAAACAGAGACAATGTTTTGGGGCAAGTATGCAGCTATCAGATTGGAGATAGACCAGAAGGATTGGGTGCATAGATTGATACGTGAAGATCCGACAGCGTGGGAACGTGTGTCAGAGATCATGCGTAATGAAAACAATCTACACTTTGAATCCACAGGAATGTCTGTGGATGATTTAGATAAAGCTATGCGTATAGCATCCGTCACATTGTGGGAAGGTAAACGACCACAAGTGCTGATCTACGATTATCTAGAGCTGATACGAGGCGGTGGTCCAAGCGACGCAGCAAGCGTGCAAGGAAAAATCGAATCGTTCAAGCAGTTGATATCTGATTGGCGTGTTGTAGGCGTGATGGTTCACCAGTCGGGGCGAGGTTCTGGAACCAGAGGCTCGGCAGGTGGGATAGACGCAGGGCGTTATGCCTCTACCAGTGAGAGTCACTTCCTAATAGAAACGTGGAGACGATGGGATGATACAAGCCTAGACGAAGAGACACGTTCATATTATGAGGATGAGATAAGTGTAGGCTTATGGAAGAACAAGGCAGGCGATGGTGAGAAGGCTGAAGTGAACCTCACAATAGATGCAAGTGGGAGATTGCTTGAGCCAGGTGTCACATGGGAGCAGATGAGTTTCGATGGCGATGACTGAAGAACACAACCAGTGGGTGTCTAAAGCTTTCATGGGAATCTTTGAAGGATTTCCTTATGCTTTCGGCACTGACGCAGGTGGATGCAGATGGGAACCAGTAACAGAACAGTTAATGTACGACCATCTCACAGGTGAGAACCAAATTGGAATATACCCAATGGTGTACGATCCTTACATGACCACATGCGGACCCGAAGGGTACCAGCATGATGAGTCAAACGAATACCCCGACATGCTAGAAGAACTCTGGATGTGCAAATGGGGAGCGATGGACATAGACGAAGGTGCAGACTCGTTGATAATAGCGAGGAACGCACAAACAATACTTAAAGTATTAGGCATAGAAAGCTACGTTGAACTGTCCAAAAGTAAGGGATGTCACGTGTGGATATTCGCAGACGAGTGGACACCAGCATTTACAATGCGAAGAGCGATGATGGCAGCGTTGCAATTAACAGACGCTACCTATGATGCTGTCTTTCCTAAACAAGATTCATTACCTAGACCACCAGGGAATTATGTTCGCTTACCGTATGGTGCGAGCAGACCTGAAGGTAGACAACAGGTACTTGATGAAAGATCTTTGTGGGATGTGACTTCGTTTATCAACAGGGTTCAACAGAACCTGACACCTAAGCATCTGCTGATAGAAGCAGCTACACATTACAAAGCACCTGTCGTAACACAGCCAGACTTGCCCCCACCTAGGGATTACAGCAAAGAACCGCTGATGAAAATAGACGGAAGCAAACTAAGAGGACTACCTAAACAAATGTTTGAAGGCGGTCCTGTTCCCTACTACAAGGGGACAGGAGCAGGTCGAGGTAGGCATGGGTTCCTTAACAGATTTGCACGTGCGATGTTTGAAACTGGATATTCCTCTCCAGATGTGGTTTCATGGACTAAGGACTTGGACTCAAGATTGAGTGTATGGTACGAAGAAGGTCCGAAATTTACTGGAAGGAATGATTGTGACAGGCAAATCGAAAGGCTCGTCTCCGAAGCAGGAGGAAGAGCCAGCTGAGTTCTCTTTCCATATAAGAGAAAGACCAGTGCCGAAAGGCAGACCAAGAATGTCACGAAAGGGAAGAGTCTACACCCCTGCTGAGACAGTACGCGCAGAGAAAGCGTATGAAGAATCAGTAGGGGGTGACCACCCTGTCTTTGAAGGCAACGTGCGTATAGAACTCATGTTTAAAGAGGACTGTACGTTCGTGACCATAGTTCCAGCTGATGAGAACTGGTCAACCAAACTACGTGGTGACATAGATAACTACATCAAGCTTGCGTTGGATGGAATCCAACGCGCAGGAATCATTGCCAATGACAGGCAAGTTGTACAAGTAGACGCGATAAAGGTATAACAATGAGCTTTAAGAACGAAAAATTTGAGCGACGTTTACAAACTATGGGTGACATAGCTGAAAGAAAATTTGAAGAAGTAAGCACAGCTAATTATGTGCGCTTTGGATTAAACAGACCACCTCTCAGAATGTCATCCTTACCCCCACTAATACGATACACACCCGACTATTTAACAAGTGAATGTTTCGTAGAGGTGCAAGGGTTTGGACAAGATCAGACACTCAAGCTTAAACTAGACAAGATGGATGCTTTGCGTAAATGGGCAAAGGAACATCCTGTCAAACTGTTCGTATACGATTCACATAAAGATCGTCATGCGTATATAGAGCTAAGTGATCTGAACAAAATGTGTAAGCAAGCAAAAGTAGACAGCTTTCCTGAAGGGAAAGAGTACTACGCAATACAATCAGAGGTGATCTGGCTTAATGAGCAAGCGGGAAATACTGCGTGATCCAGTAGAATACGCTTGGCTATTTGATTTAACAAACACAAAAGGTCAACCATCTACTGCAATAGAATCAATACAGCAAACAGCTGCACATAAAGAACCTCGCATATCAAAAGAAGAAAGGTTCTTATTACGTGAAGCTGTAATAGAAGCTGTCGAATCTTTAGATGCAGAAGATCTATGGATAGTAAACGCTTTACTATTTGAACGTCTCAGCTTACGACAAGTCGAACGTATATTAGGTACACCTAAAACTACTTTGGCTCGTAAGCGTGACAAAATTCTCGTAGAACTACGAGAGAAACTATTAGAAAACACTTTAGTGAGGGAGTATATAAATGGAGGACAATCCACTTGACAGAATTAGCCCAATTCATTGGGATCATTCTGTCTTATTACACGCAGATAGAATAGACGCATACAGAGAACAAGGTGTCAGACATCCTGCGTACAGAGATGGCGGTTTACTTTTCGCCATGCGATATGAATACGACCAGTTCTGCAAAGACTGGTACCAAGTAGTACTTACGGAAGATGAAGTTAACGAAGCCCAACATGTAAATACCAGTTGGTTTCATGCAATGGCTATCATGGCTTTAGATTATGCAAACTACTTAGGTTACGACTACGAGATGCCAACATGTGAAGCTCTGTATCCCATGATGCGTAAGAAACAAGAAGATTATGGTTATGCAAACCATTCCAGATTCGGGCGTGACGGTCTGATCGTGCGGATGCACGACAAAATAGCACGCTTAGAGAACCTGATGAACACAGCAGTTCTCGGTGAGAATGATGGCATACCCAACTATGAAAGCGTAGTAGATACGCTCTCAGATATTGTTGGGTACTGTCTAATAGGATGCCTGCTTGAAGCAGGAGAATGGGAGTTACCTCTTACAGAGGATCCTCTTCCGATTCTTCCATCACAGCAGTAGCACGCATAATCAGTTCAGAGATGGTAGTGAACACATAGTTATGCAAGGGACTGTTTTCAAAATCCCCTGATAATGCTTCAGCTGAGAAAGCCATAGCGTGTTCAAACGGTAGCACCAGTAGCATCCCAAGATGACTCTCATGCCATACTGCGTGGTTACCGTTATCCATCTCCAAACTGTGCGATGTATCTTTCAGAGTATCGTGGACTTGTGACGCTATATCGTCACCCTCATACGTAAGCCATTCGGCAAACTTCTCATCCACTTCCTCTGAGTTCATTTACTTAACTTTATCCTTAGCGTAAGTCTTAACCACCGACAGAGCCGCAGCTCCACCTGCAACAGCGGCACCCTTGAGGGATGCCATGTCACCTAAAACAAATATAGCTAAGAACGCTTGACCAAAAGTCCAAGCTGCTCTCTCTAGCATGTCTCCAAAATTTTTCATACTGTCCACAAAACCTTCCATGTATCTTTATCTATTATCCTATTTACTTTCATTGCATAATTCGATTTGAAATTCTTAACCGCATCCCCTGTTTTTCTACCGAAGATACCATCAACTTTCAAATTAGCTTTGGTTAAATCGTTTAACCTTTTCTGTGCAAGCTCAACAAGCTCGCCTTTAGATCCTCTCTTAAGTATGCGTGACACTAAGTACGCATTACCTTTATCAATAATATATTTCTGAATAGCAGCCCAATCAATAGCCACATTCACAGGTGCATCACTGTTATCCATGCCACCATGAACCCAGTTGGTTAGAGTTTTGCCAGGGCATGTAGTAGATGAGAAATCTTTATGACATTTAACCCATAGGTGTTCGCCATGTTTTTCGCGTATTGCCCTGACAACGGTAAGAATTGTCTCTTTACCGAGAGCTGTTAGTTCTTTATCTGAATCCCCTACGTATGAAATCGAAATAGTTTTCGAGTTCTGCCCATAAGTAGCGGCACCTTTCTTCCAGCCTCTGCCTTCAAAAACTTCTCCGCTTTCTCCAGATACCAACCAGTTGTAAGCGATTGAATCCCACTTCTTAGTCTTAACATGGTACCTGTCATGTCCTCTCACACGGTCCCACGGCTTATCTGAGGGTCCTGTGGTGTGATGAATGACTATCCCCACTATTTTCCGCTTGAAACTCTTCAGCGGTTTACCAGAATCTAAAGCGCCCCAATCACTTCTGCTTATATACTTCATACCTTAAGGTTACTCTGTCCCTACTGGTCACCTTCAGCTGCTTGCTGCAAACTACGCATATCTCTCATCTCATCCTGCATCTCATAGAATTTAGACCGTATTGTACGTTCCTGTTCCTCTTTGGTGTTGGTTCTCAAACCAAGACCAAAGACAAAAGACATCCAAGTAGACAAAGTTCTCTGCTGATACCTCTCTTCACTCGGAAATAACCTACGCATATCAGAAAAGGTAGGTAACATCTGAGCCATCGCGTGCAAATCATGGTCACGCATCATCCAAATATCATTCTCTTTAGTAGCCAAACCAACAGCCTGCATCATAGGCATAAGCAAAGGAGTCTTATAGAAAACAGTAGGTACCTGCTGGTATCTACCATCAAACGTGTACCCCTTCCACAAATTCTGTTTAGCGTTCCACTCGTAAGGAGCTTTAACAATAGGTGTGAGTTGCGTGCCTAAAGTACCAACCGCAATTCTTGCACGTTCAGCAACAGACAAATCTGTTCTGAACTGCAACATAGGATCAATCATTTCAATCGGAGATTTGAAAGGAAGATCAGGAAGAACAAACATGTTCTCACCCTTGTATTTAAACGGCAGTTGAATACCACCCTGCCTAATAAAGTAATCAGGTATAACCCCAGGTTTCTCCTGACCTCTCTCTATTTCCTTCTTGGCTTTCAAGTAAGCAGTCATCTTCGCAGGGTTCCTGCCTATCTGCTCCAGCATTAAAGGAAGATTCTTCTTAGTCCACGTGTAGAAAGGAACTAATCTCTTCACAACCCCACGTTCAAAGCCAGACAAATCATCGTAATCAAAATGAAACTTGACTACCGTATCGAAAGCTTCATCAGCCATGCCTCCCTTTTTCAGCACATCAAATCCCATGACACCACGTATATACGTTTCAGTGCCAACACCTATGTTGCGTGACAAACGCAACGGTGCGTTACGAGAATCTAAAGGATTGATAGAAGAAAAGTTGATACGCCTACCTGCAACTTTAGGTGCAGAAGCAAACTCGCTAGTAACCTGACCTTGAGAACCGCCCAGTATATTAGCCTCACTCATCTGACGGACAATATCTAAATGCTCTTGGTTGACATCACCCCATATTTTCCTAGCAACCATAGCTTTCTTCATGTCCTTAGCCCTCTTATCAAGCCCCATACGTAAAGCCTCATCATGCTGGAAACGCCAATAAGCACGTTGGAACTGACGGTAACTAGAAATATCCACACCATGCAAGTAGTTCATAAACACACCAGAGAAATAGTTCCTCATATGGAACCCAGGTTTTAAGATCATGTAACCCTTAAGCAAGTTATGCAACTTGTCGTAATGCTTTAAGAAAGCACCGAATCCACCCTGCGCTTTGAACCTAGTCACAGCTGTCATCGCTTCAACAATCTCTTTCGGACCCTGAGTGTGCGAACCGAAAGGCATGAACCCACTCTGCCACACACTCTCCATTACTTCCTCAAAGTTCTGTGTACGCGTCAATGGGAAAAAGAATTTATCGTCGCCTACAGGTGACAAAGTAGATAAAGCATCAGCTCCCACTATCCCCTTATCTAAAGCTGTAGCCGTCATACGCATAGCCTCTGCGTCAGCTTCACCCAAAATACCTACAGCTAAACGTAAATTTCTAAGATCATCAGACAGTTGATCCAATGGAATCTCATTTCCATTGGCATCAACACCAGCACCTATACGATTCAACACTTCTTCAGCTTTAATAAACTGTTGTGCTTTTATATGAGCAGCTATAGAAGCAGCTTGAGCAGTTTCTAAAGCTTTCTTAGCTACAGTCTCTTCTGCTTCTAATACCCACAAATCTGTGTTCGCTTTAAAAGCATCTATCCTGTTACCAGCACGTGCAATGCTGTTCTCTACTTTGTAAATACTTTTAATAAGCTCCGCTCGTTTAGCTTGAGCTTGCTGTATTACATCTTCGTCAATTTTGTCAGGAACTCTAGTCGTGCCTAAAGCATTATCTATTAACTCTTCGTATTCTTTTATAAAAAGCTCAGGGTTTAATGTAACATCAGAACCTGCACCACTAACGACTTGCCCCATTACTTTTCCAGTACTAGCAGTAGGACCAACTGCATTAGGTATAGCATCAAAGCCTATTGCGTGAGGATTTGTAATTAAATAATTAGGAAAAGGATTATAACCATCATGTCCTTTAAGAGAAGATCTATTTTTTAATCCAAGTTCAAAACCATCCATGTTATTAGCCCAAAAAGCCATGTCAAAACCATCTGCACTCAATGACCTACGCCACACTTCACGAAATCTTTGATGCAATCTAACCACATGTCGGTCTGTAGGAGTAACAAATTTCTTTACTTGTCCCGCTGGTGTATCTGCTGTTTTGGCGCTAGTAGCTGTACCTAATAAGATGTCTTTATTGAAAACACCGCCGCTAATTTTTTTCAATTCAGGCAGTTGAAAATCTTTAGATATTCTTTTGACAGCAGAGATCCAATCAGACATGATATTGCCACCGCCATACCATGAACCTACACCTGTAATATAATTTATTGCAGCCGCACCTTCAGCTACTACACGATTCTTAAAGTACTTTCCATTAGGAGCGCCCGACTGAGACATGTCAGCTAAAAAATAGTTAACAAATGATTCCACTTCGGTATCTTCTAAAGTGAGTAAATCATTTAAAGCTTTTTTAAAATCATCTGTTGTACTTGAAGCATTGTCTAGCTTTGCCCACAAACGTGTTCTTGAAGCCATATTCATTTTGCCTTGAAATACATCTCTAAAGTTATTTGCTTTAGCTACACCATTGCCTGTGTTTAACCATCCTAAAAATGTGAGCTTCTCACGCCAACCTAACCTGTTAAAAGCTTCAAAACGATTTGATAATGTGTTGATACCTTCAAGAACTACAGCTGCATTTTGATTACTTCTGCTGTGGAAGTTAGTACCTTCATACCTTTTCAACATGGATATGATTTCTTCCATTAAATTACTAGGATCATTAGCAGCTCTTTCAAGCATGTCTTGCTGCATGTCATATAAACCATAATTTTGTACATCATCTTTATATGCACCAACGGAATCTATAAGTGCTTGATTTTCTCCATGAGCATGACCCATAAGAGTATACGCTTCCAATAATTGTTCTTCCGCATCTACGATTGCAGCAGTAGCATCAGCTCCTTGCAACGCAGGATCCATAGGATCCACAGCATTGTAATTACTTATAGAATGACCATACGAACCCCTCTTATGTGGTGCTATGCCATACATCTTTACATTGCGTGTCACATTCTGAGACATATTTATACGCATGGTGTACATTGACCCACCTGACTCTCCAGCATAAGGAGCCGCAAGAGCTGAACCGTTTATAGCACCTGTATCCATCCAACTACCACTTAAAGTTCCTAGAGATTCATGTGTGTTAAGAACACCTTGCACGTGATGACTACCATGTAAAACATTTACTATGTTATTTAAAACTCTTCGATCCCTTGTAGGCGTAATAGGTCCATTACCTGTTACCCCTATTCCACCACCAGAAACAATACGAGCAACAAAATGGTGAGCATCACTATCTAAATCTTTAGTCTTTGCAACAAAAGAATCTTGCAACGCTCCATGAATTTGTACTTCACCACCAAGCTGCTCTCTCGCTGCTTGTTTAACAGAATCAATTAAACTCATTCCTTTATAAGAAGCAGATGCACCTGTGACTCCATCTAATCCAACCCCACCCACAGGCACACGAAGAACAGGATTGTCAAGTTCGTCATATACAAGAACAACAAACTTTTCTTTAGTCGAAGTAAATGGTGCTTGTTCTATCGCATCCGTTAAAGTTCTGTTAGTAATATCTTGTAACGGATTCTGAATCCCTTTACCTTCAGGGAAGATTACGCCTACATCTTTTAAAAGAGGATCAAAAATATCATTCCAAAGCTGCGTAGGATTCATGTTCAGCTCAGTACCTATAATGTCAAAAATATATGCTTCAGCAGATAGAAATTGTTTACTCTCACCACCAGCAATCAACTGATAAACGTCAGCGTTGTCATAAACTGCGCTTAAAATGTCAAAAATTTCCATTTTATCATCAGGAGTCAATCCTTTAACAAGAGCATGTTTGTCCATAGCAAGCACGGTTCTTTCATAGATGTCTCCATATTGGTCATTGATGCCATCAACAAATTGTTGACTTAAAGGCGTATCAGGATCTACTCCTTGTGGAACAATTAGTCGTTCAACATCAACTGATTGTTCAGTTCCTTCTTTGAAAATATCTTCAAACTCTTCTGTAGGTACACCTTCAAGATCATAAACATCTTCAACTTCATCTTTAAAAAGTAGCCCTTCATTAAAATCATCAGCTAAAGGTGCTGTGTCTAACAAATCAGCTGTTCCGCTTTTCCCTTCAAAACCTAAATCAGTAGTTACTCTCACCCACGCAGGCGGTGCCATCGTGCTGTCACCCTTGTGAGATTTAATCCAAGCAAAAGGACTGTCACCATGTTCTAATGAGAAAATCCATTGTGAACGCTGATCCAAACCGTCTCTCACAATAGGATCAGCTGAAGAAAGCCAAGGTTTTAAACCCAATCGTTCCGATAGTTCTTGCAGGTCAGAAAAACCTGTATCAAAAACATCTTCGACTAACGCAGGATCCATACCTTGTTCAACTAAAGATTGTTTTATAAGATCATCACCTTCTGGGAAAGGAATGTTAAACACTTCAGCTAGTTTGCGTGTACGAACTTCAAGAAAATTAGCAAACAAAGCAGCGTCAGCATTTATAATCTCATCGCCTGTCCCCAATGAGTGAGCAACAAACCCATCCCATCCACCATTCCTTGAACGTATGCGTAACAATTTTTGAAGTTGATCTGCCATCATCCCTTCAAAACCCCCGCCATCGGCAGCATTGGCTGCCGCTTTTATTTGAGAATAAACAGTTGTTTTTTGAGCAGGATCCATATTGAGATTAACCGTGTCAAAGAAACTACCTTCGCCGAAAGTATCTCCAAAACCTAACAGTTCTGATACATCACGCCAATCCCAACCTCCAGTATCAACTTTAGCTCCACCCATTGCACTGAAATGAAAACTGCCGCCATTGTCTAAACGTAACAATTCTCCTGTGATGTTATTAATACCAACATTGTCACCCGCATTTCCGAGAGCATCCCAATTAGCTGTAATAATGTCAACCATCATTTGTTTACTAATCAAATCCGACATTGAATCTATTTCAACATTAAGATCAATCTTGTCTTGTATGCTTTGAAGCTGTCCATCTACAATCCCCATCCACTCGTCACCATCTTTATAAGCAATGGTGAAAGTTCCATCTTTTAATCTGACTCTGGATTGATTAACAACTCCACGTGTAATGCTTCCATCTATAGCAGTAACAACATTGTCCATATAATCTGTTGTTAACATGTACTCGCCTTGAGCCGCTGCACCAAGTCGAGTTGATTTCATTCTGCTAACTGAACCAACAGGAGCGGAACCTGTACTCGTTAAACCCATTTCATCAAATGCCCTGTACAAGGCATTAGCAACTACTTCACCCTCAGCTCTAACTCTCCCAGAATCAGCAGCAACTAAACGAACTCCGTTCTCATCAACAATCGGGTTAAACATTTCATTAGTGTAAGATTTTATGTAATAGTAAAACCCTTCACCATGCAAAGGATCACTAGCTGATCTAGGTACTTTAATTAAAACACCTGCGTTAGAGCCACCTTTAGGAGCGTGAGGTGCTACAACCATTTGTGTGTAAGCGGTTGTAACCCAATTCCTTCCACTAGGAGTTACAGTTGTTGGATCCAATCCAAGATTTTCAGCAGAAAAAATGAAATCAGGATCATTAACAGGTTTCCTGTTACCTCCCCCTACTCCAAGAATTACTACTTCGTGTGGACCATCAACCAAATCATCAGCATTGGGAAACTTTGCAGGTACACCCGCAGTATTGCTTGATTGGTATAAAGCATTAGCAGCATGTCTCTGATAAGTCACAAGATTAACGTAATCATCCCAACCAATCTTTGTCATCTTCCCATTAACAGGAACAGAAAAAGTAATATTGCGTACACTGCTTAAAGTATTCTTATGAAACTTTAAACTCGTTTCTATTTGAGTTCTTACAGCATGAACTATTTCATCTAATTGATTTCCACTTGTAACAATCGAAGCAGCCAAATGATCTGTCGTATAGACAGATCCATACCAAACTTGTATAGCTTCTCTTAATTCAGGATTATCTTTTGCGAGTTGAGTAATAGGGACACTTTCTTCCCCAGCTGCAAAACGCATTTGTTCTTGATTTACAGCTCTATCTATTCTTCCTTTAGCTTGCATCAAATCATCAGGAGTAATTACTTGAGTGCGAACACCAGAATCATCCATAAATTTTGCGTATCCTTCAGGATCTAAGTCTTTAAGAAGCTGCATCCACCATTTAAATTCTTGACCATTATCTTCTACTTGCTTGTGCAGCACATCTAAAGAAGCTTCTATTTGTTTTAATGAATTAGCAGGCAACGCGTCATCAGCTGCCAACGTGACACCAATCCAACCACCTGTACCAGAATCATCTAACTCTGTAACTATTTTACGACCTGCATCTAAAAGTTTGTCTATCTCTACTTGCCCCAATGCTTGAACTTCAGCAAGTATTTCTTCAGGATCATCAAAAGTATTTCTTATATAATTAGTAATTGCATCAGCATCACCTTGAGTAAGAGATTGGTCAAAATCTCCAAAGATATCAACGAACCATTTGAATCTTTCAGAGCTTCCAAACTCTGTAAGAACCATGTCCTCAAGTTTTACAATAGCCACAGAAGCATTTAAAGCAGAATCGTAAGCGCCTTTTATTCCACCTGTATCACTCAACAAACGATACAAAGTACTAACAAGATGCTGTTCTTGAACAGTTAATTCAACCAACTTTTCTTTACTAATACCTAAAGCAACACCAGCTTTTTCAGCTCTTACACGTGCAAGTTCATCAGAAGCCTCAACTAATCTGTCTCTTAATTCTTCATGCTTTGCTTCTAGTTCTAAACCTCTTGAAGTTAAAGTATCCATTTCTTCTTTAGCGCGCAAGTATCTTGCTTCAGCATCAGCAAAGATAGCTTCAGCTTCAGCTACTTGATTCTTCATAAATTGATTAGGTGCCGCATCTTCAGCTCGTTTACGCAACAACTGTTGCAAACGAGTAGCAGATTTCATAGCAGTCTGTTGTGCTTTAGATACTTTTTGTAAACCTGCGCTTATTTGAGCGCTTGGATATTTAATAAATTCAACCGCACGATCAACAAGTATTCCCTCATCACGCAACAAAGTCTCTGTGAAAACTTCACCTGCTCTTTTAGAAACAGCATCAATATAAATAGGGAGAGATACAGCTATGTCATCGTCAAACAAACCATACTGGATGCCCATACGATCCATGATGTCTGCGATCTGCTGTTCAATGTCAGGAGCCGTAGTGCCATCAGGCATCACAGTCCCTGGTGCCACCAGCTCTTCACCAATAAAATCACCTTGAACGCCTTTAGCGCGTACAGCATCTAACCCTTCATCAGCAACCATCTGGTCATACTCTTGGCGAGAAATATACTTACGAGCTTTCTCAAACCCAGTAGGTTCGTAAGGTTTTTTCCACTTCTTACCTACAAGCCCTGTACCTTTTTTCTCTAAGTAATCTCTTGCCTTCTCACCCAGAACACGTGGAACATAATTAGATGACTCACCAAGAAACTCATAACCAGCTCTCGTATTAGCCATCTCTCTCAACTGAGCCATAAGCTTTATACCACTGTCAGTCAAGTCTTGACCAATAGCCTGAGCTGCTTCTTCGCTACCAGCCATAGCGTGATACACCAGACTGGTATCGACACCTGCTGCTGCAACTTCGTCAAAGAAAGGTCTAACCAACCTCGTCATTTCCTGTTTAGTTACACGTGCAGCAGCGTCGCCACGACCTGCTGCATGAAGAACACGCCTAGCAGCATGACGATTAACAGGATTGTTACCCCAATCGCTACGCAACATTTTACGCAACTCAGGTAGACGACCACCACGTTTCATCCAACCGATAAGACCAGCTTCCCCATGCTTCAAACCGAAAAACATTTTCCTGAATGTTTGAGGCACACCACGTACCATTGTTCCAACAAGAGGAGTGGTGGAACCCATCATCTTCAAACCCACAGGGCGTTGAAGATTATGACGGAAAATCATTTTACCTATAGGACCAGTCCCAGGTATTTTCAAACCAAACTGCAAATCCAGTTTGGAAACTTCTTTCATATCCTTAAACCAATTACCCTTAAAACCTTTAGTGGCACCCTGCAAAGCGTCACCACCGCTACGTTTCAAAGTCTGATCCAAGCCACCTTCATACACGTGGCGTGCCGCCATCTGTAAATCTTTAGTAGCTAAACCAGTAGCACCTTTAGGATTGAAGTTCATGTCCATCAGCTTCTTGACATCGCCAACCGTGTCAGCGTCAAGAGTTATTGTGAATACATCAGACCAAGCTTTTGGTTTCTTAGCACCAACAGTTACAGGTGTTACTAATCCTCCCATAGGAGGAGGAGTAACAGTTCCTGTGGTAGCAAGAAAACCTTTGCCACCTTTGCCACCATGTGTAGCTAAATCAATAGTGATACTGCCATCAGCTGCCCTCTTAACAACATTAGATGTACCGCCAGCGATATCATCAACTGCTCTTAAAAGAACATCATCAGCGAAAGAATCAGTCAACTGCAAAGCCTTCAACTGTCTAACACCATCATCACCAAGGCTACGTATAAGACTCTTACGTACAGCAGTCTTGGCTATCTCACGACCACCACCCTTAACAATAGCTCCTGCTAAAGAAACACCCTTACCAACAAGACCAAGGTAAGTAAGAGGATCGAGAGCTACGTCGCCTACGAAACCGAGAGTACGCGCACCCCACTTCTCCCACCAAGCATCCCCTTGAAGAATGTCGAAGTCATGCAACAAGTCGCCGAAGAAATATCCTTCATCGACTTGTCGTTTGTAATCAGCACCACTCCAACCGTCACCAGAAACCCAGTCAACAGTTTCTTTTATTCCACTAACCACACTACTTAAAGGTTTAGTGGCACCCATCAGGGCTTTCATTACAGGACCTTCAGAGAATCCCATCATTGCTTTGTCAAATCCGCTGAGTCCAGCTCTGAAAGCTTTTTCTCTAGCCCATTCTGTACGCACCCCAACAGGGGAAATGGTAGATCGACCTAATTTAAGAGTAGGGAGAGGTTGCCCTGGTCGCCATTGTTCATGTTCTATACCTAAAGCAGAAGAAATTCTTCCCTTTGTTTCAGTAACAGGTTTAGTACGTTTTATAGATCTTAATGAACTTTCTAGGTCTTTTCTAGTTGGTGGTAAGGGTGTAGCCATAACATTTTAATCGTTAAGAATAATCTTTGACTTCTTGCATCTGTTCTTTTTCTTGTCTTGAAGCAGTAGTACCTTCTCCAATTATGGCTCTCATCTGATCTTCAATATCCAGAATAGCCATAGCCGCAGCTTCAACTTGCATACGTTGAAATTCCGACAATGGATTAGGACCACCGATAGTATTCTGTTGGAATGTAGCTAAATAATCAGCAAGAGCTTTACCGAAACGATCCTTGTAATCTTCAGCGGAAGTTATAGCCGATTGATCCATGCCTGCATATGCTGCACCAGCAGCCTGCATAGCTACACCTATGACCTCATCTTGGAAGCCCAAAGATTTCAACTGACCAACAGTTGAAGCAGCCTGAGCTGCTTCAGCTTGAGCTTGAGCATCTTGAAGTCCAATCTCATCTTTTCTCATTTGATCTTCAATCTCGTAACGAGCATCTTCACGTGCTTCTAAACGTTGCTGCTCCCAAGCAGCTTCAGTAGCAGTAACCCTTCTAGTAAGATCACCAAGCAAAGCCTGAGCGATAGCTTGCTGCTTGCCAGTATCGAACTCTCCT